CTGTAGCTGTATTTGATTTTGAGACAACAGGAATAGATGCTACTTCTTGTCGTGCTGTGGAGCTTGCGATTGTACATTTGAACTTAGGTTATGACAATGCCGAGGTAGTCTTTGACAAGCGTTTCAATCCTGGTATCAGCATACCAGATGAAGCGGCAATGATACACGGTATAGGGGACAGTCAGGTAGCAGATTGTCCAACTTTCTGGGAGTGCTGGGAAGAGATAAGTGAATTACTTTTTGGACGTGTCCTTGCAGCATACAATCTACCGTATGACTGGACGGTATTGAATCACGAATACAGACGGAATGTACAATGGCAACCGACGCATCATCATGATGCGGTATTTGGCAGTCAGTTATTTGGCATATGTGGTTTAGTGATGGCGAGGGCAGTAGACAGCAATGTACGAGGAAAGGGCAGTCATCGTTTGAGCAGAGTGTGTGACAGACGTGGTATAGAGATAATTCAGGAGCACAGTTCGATAGGTGACACGTTAGCTAGTGCTCAGTTAATAGAGTGTTTAATGTCAGAGATACGTCATGCTAGAGGGAAGAAGTTTAATACAATGCGTGATTATTGGGCTTGGCAAAAGATACGTGCGATTGAGCAAGAGTTTGATATTCGGGAATGGTTATTGAAGAAGGGGGTTAAAAATGATGTATGGCCTTGGACGGATTACTGAGATGACGAAGGGTCAAGAAGCTTATGAATATCGTCAACGATACAGGTGTTCTTGGTCTATTGTAGCGAAGAACATAGGGTATTGTAATAGTCAATCAGCATTGAGGGCTGCTCGTAATTATGCGAACAATTCTGGTTGTCCTTGGCCATTGAAGAAGGCTTCGAAGGGTGCTTGTATTTATCAGGCTCGGAAGCATGGTATGACTTGGATGGCATTGTCGAGGACTTACAATCAGGATATAGCTGCAGTACAGAGATGTGCCTACAAGTGGGCGAAGAGGTATCAGGTACAATGGCCACCAAAATAAGACGTAGTGAGGCAGCTAAGGCGGTAGTGATGTCTTTGATGCACGTTATAGAGCCATTGAATGAGGCAGGTGTACGTCCTGATGATATAGCTCATTCGTTGGCATTTGTTCTGGTAGCGTACAAGGTCAATGCGGGTTGGAGTACGGAGCAGATACTTCAGCTATTGGAGCATTACATAACGGAGACAGACAAGCTTATGCCTGATGAGTTACCTCCTGATGATGGAGAATACAACTAGGTAAAATATTGCGATGCTTCATTGTATACATCTAGCTCTGAGGTATTTTCTTCCATTGCGATGAACTTACAGATCCAGATAAAGTTTCTGATAGACGGTTCACGATAGTCTGTTGTCCAGCTAGTGACGGTATTTGGTGAGACGCATATTTGTTTAGCGAAGACTTTTTGTTGAACTTTGCAGTGTTTGAGTTTTAGTTTTAGCCATTTTCCGAATGTCATAGAATCTCCTAGAATGGTATAGGCCACATTACTTTTTGGACATGATCAGGTATATTTTTACTCTCGAGTCTGGGAATGACCACAACGCCTTCTCCGGTAGCGTCGAATCCCCAGCAATGCCATCCTTCGTGTGCTTTTCTGGAGAAGAGTTCGATTTTGTTTTGGGTTGGGTGCATCCGATCGATTCGTTCGATGAATCTGGTAGGTTTAGCTGAATGATGTTGTCTTTTTTCCTGATAGAATTGTCGTTCATTTCGTGTACCTCTTGGTTTAGGTATAGCGCCTTTAGTTCCGACGATACAGATTTCGACGGACGACATGGTGTAATATCCGGGATTGGTGATAAGTTTTTCCCAAACGAAGCCGATTGTTTTGTACTTGAAGCCCCAGGCTTTGAGAACCTCTATGGAGATATCGAGTTGTGGGCCAGTTGTCCACATGTAGCAGATACAGTTTTTGGCCAAGATGTGTTTAACGTCCATAGCGCAGAGTTCATCTGGCTTCATAGTTGGGTAGTGATCGGATGCTGCTCCTGTGTCATTGGCTTCTTTGTTTAGGAAGGTGCGCTCATTGTAGTCCCATGGTGGGTCGCAGTAGATCACTTCGAATTCTTGTGGAGGTTCATTGGATGGTGGTTCAATAGAGATGATTGGTTTTTTGAATAAGTCGAGTTGCATTATTTATCCTTGTGGATACCGAAGCTGGAGTATGGTTCTTCTTTTGTGATTTGTTGTATAAGTTGTTCGCGTTCTTTTTTAGAGGATGTAATTTTTCGAGCTATTTTTTCGACGACTCGTATAGAGAGGTCCATAGAAGCGAAGAGTTCGTGTAGTGTTCCGTCTTGTTCTGTCCATTTTTGTAGAATAGTTTGTTGTGCTGTTGGCAGTATTTTTTTTCTTTTTTTCTGTGCGTATCCGACGAGTCCGAGTCCGATACGTTTTGGTGGTTTAGCCTTGTGTATTTTTCGGATTTGCGGTTCAAGTTTAGCGACGATTTCTTTAGCAGCGATGTATTTTCTGTACACGTCATCGGATTTGTACATAGAGTCGAAGTATTCGCAGTATGGAGAGTACTGGCATTGAACGCATCCTGCGCCTGGGTTTGGGTTGAGTTGTTTATCGAGAGTACGGATAGCAGTGGAGATATTGTCTTGCCATTCTTGGAGCATATTTTGTTGTGCGTGGCAGTCGATTTCTTTGAAGAAGTTACACCTTAGTCTAAGGTTTGCGATTTCTAGTGTGATGAAGTCAGGTCGATAGAAAAGCCAGACGACAACGGCTTGGCATCTTCGTTGGAAACTGTCGAGTTCATCGTAAGTGGCGACCCAAGAGGTTTTGTAGTCACGGATGATTGCTCTTGTGTGTGTTTCTCCTGTATCGCTATTGTATTCCTCGTGTATTTCGACAACATCGAGTAGGGTTCTAAACTTTGCTGTTTTGTCATTGTAGTCGACACTAGCCCATTGGTCGGTAAATGCGAAGGGGTGTTCGTGTGTGATGCCATCTCCGAATGGAACGGGAAACTTTCTGTGCCAATCGAGGGCAAGTTTAGCGCCTTCTAGGGCATCTGCTAGTGGAGCGGGTGGTTCAGGTATGCTGTCATACGCTCGCCCTTCGGAGCAGTACTTTTCGACGATTTTATCGGCTACTTGTCTAGCATCTTTGTCTGGATTTTTTCCGATTTCTTCGAGGATGGCGTGTGCGATCACGCCCGTATGAAAGATGGATCGATCATACGGGGTGTTAAGCTTCCACAATTCCACTGCGTGAGGGCAGTTATTGGAGTGTAGTCTGATGGTTGTTGGGTGATATGCTGGCATATGTTCCTCAATTTCGATGGGGAATTCGAATATTGTTTCGTGATCGCAGGTTTGCCATTTCATTGTAGACTTTATTTGTTGATTTGGTTGAAGATTTTGGTAAGATTTGGGTCTTTGATTGTGCCGGTGAGCGGGAAGGTTGGTTTACAAAGTACGTTTTGATTTCCTTCGAGCATAAGGTATCGGCTGGTCTTCTTTTCTTCTTTGTTCTGTGCTGGATATAGGAAGCCAACAAAGTTAAAGAACTGAGCGATTTCTCCGGATGTTTTCTTTCCATCGAAGGCTGGTCTGAGGTGTCTGGTACCGCTTCCTTCTTCGTATGTAGTTTCGAGGAGAGCTAGGCATACGATGTGTTTTGGGACTTGTCTGAGTGCTCGAATGAAGCGTCTCATATAGTCAGCGAGTTTGCCCCAGTCTTGTAGTTTCATTGGGTGTCTACCTTTATTTGTGAGATCGTCTTTGCACAGTCTTTGGACTTCTGTGAGTGAGTCGATGACGATTGTATCGTACTGTGCCCATTGTTCTGGACTGGTTGTAATGCTGTTGAGGACATCTCCGAGTAATTTAACGGAAGAGATATGTAAGAGATCAGCGTTTGGGTTGCTGTGCATGATACTGGTTTGTCCGTTCGGTTCGGTCAACAAAACGAGTGGTTTTGGTGCGGTCACAGCGAGAAAAGACTTACCTGCTCCGCTGTCTCCGTATACCAAGCATTTGATGTGAGTTTTTGCTTTTTGTTTTCCAGCATTTAAAATTTGAAATTTCATAGTTTTACTCCAAAGGTTGTGAGGTTCTAGAACAATGGTATTGACATTTGTTTTGTTTGTCAATAGTCTGGAGATATGACATTAGATAACATATTGAAAATACTCGATAGGGACGAGGCTGTGCGTGTCGCTCAGTGTGGAAAAAATGCAGCGTGGCA